TCTGCGCCTTTTGCCGCCAGTTTTGCCCCAATCTTTTTTGCAGCTATTGCTATCAGTGGAAATGGCATATAGTGTTCTCCTTAGAATGTTCCTGTCGCTTGATGGCTAAACTGCCCCAAGATACTCTCGTTCCAATTCTGCATCTGCTGCTGAGACATCTGTGCTTGTTGTCCGCTCGCTTCCAAGGATGTTCCTAACAGGCTTTGCCCAGAACTCATAAGGTTGCTTGCCGCCGATCCAGTAAGGCTGGAGATTGAGTTGTCGATGTTCCCTCGCGTCGTGTCCATGTTCTTCTGGTTTGACGCATTCGTTCCACCTGATCGGTTCCCGAACTGAGATGTTGTATTGAGTTGCTGCTGCCCCTGATCCTGCATGGTCTTAATTTGGGGCGCGAGAACTTTGGCTTGATCCTTAGAGTTTCCGCTCAACAGGGAATTGAAGAAGTTGCTGGAATTTGTGATGTTGCCTTGGCCTATTGCAGAGGAGAAATTACCGATGTTCCCCGTGCTCGCCATGTCTCCAGAGAGCGTAGAATTTGAGCCACCAAACAAGGATGAGGCAAAGCCTGACATAAATTCTCCTGTGCGACTCTCCCGGAAGCGCAGGTATACTTCTATACAGAGGATACGCCAAAAGCCCCCTAGACGCAAGAGGAAACTACGTCGCTGGGGTAGACGAGGTTATGATCCCATTCACGAACACCATACTGCCGTTTGCCCCGCCTGTTGTGATCTTTGCTGTCACAATCGTTCCGCTGTATCCGGTGGTAAAAGCGGCTATGCTCTGATTTGGCCACGCCCCCGTAACCGAGATGTTCGCCCCTGCCACCAAACCCGGTGTGGAGGTGCCATTACCGCCTTGGAGAACTGTCGCAACCCCGCTGACATCGCTAAATGAAGGCTGAGATAAAGTGAAAATTCCGGTCGAAGAATTGTAGCTTGCCAACCACTGGTGGGATACGTCTGGTGTGTTCGCAGGAACAATCGGAGATGATCCTGCCCACCAAGAAACCCCGTCAAAGGCCACGACAGCGGAACAGTTCTGGAGCAGGGGGAAGGATGCGCCATTGTTAATAGTACCCATTATGGGTGTGAGCGTTGCTACCCCTGCTCCAAGATTGACTACCCAACAGAACCACGGCTGCGCTTGAGTGCTAAGACTAACCGCGATAGGCGATCCATCCGAAAGGACTACAACAGCCCCATAGTCTCCTTGCGTCGTTGCATAAGTCGTTACTCCACTCTGATCGTCAACCGCCCCGACCGATGCCGGAGTTGTCGGACTTGCCCCTCCCCCCGTGGTTACGCTCTCCTGAACCGTTGTGTTGTTGGTAGTGGGGCCGCTAGTCTTCCCTGCCAATAGGGACATTGCCTGCGTATGGTTATTCAACTTCTGGTAGATGAGCGTGAGATGCTGCTGAAGCCAAGCAGGGGCTTCTGGACTGATCTTTGGGGCGAAGGTTAGGATTGGCACTGGCTTGCTCATACGGCAGCTCCTGACGAGGACACTGGACTTGACATATCATGTACAGAGCGATGAACCATACTAATACCAACTCCGTATTCCTTGCTCAACTTCTCCATTGTAATATTGCCATCCAAGTATCTCAGAGCTATTTCATCTGCTTTCTCTTTACTTATTTTTCTACGACGAGAGCTTTTGACAGTTTCAGGCTTATATTTTTGCTCTGGCGTTAGGCGTGTTCTTATGACGGGGATTCTTACGATTTCTAAGCCAAAAAGTTTCTGCGCTTCTACTGTATGTGGGCAGTATCCATAATATCCCTTTGCTCCATTACAGTTATAGCAAAGAACCTGTAATCTCCCCTGCGGGAACCCGTCTCTTTTTAATCTTCTGTAAAATTGACCACCCGATTTTCCATTGCTTCGCCTATCTTCTGCACCATCGTTAAATATGTGGTCGATGGCTAGAAATTCTATACGATCTTCTCCACAACATGCGCAACGTCCTCCATATGCCGCTATAACCTCTCTCTTTAATTCCAAGGCTTTTATCCTCCTAGCAGGTTCAAGCTCTTCATTTTTCGATTTTGCGCATGTTTTGCAATGGCGGGTACCGCCAATATTTGGCGGAGGATAAAGGTGCCCTTTTTCGCAATGGGCAGGTAGAGGTTGACGGTTCTGTTCGCTATATGGAGGAAGTTTTCTTTTACCCTTACTCAGTTCTTCTGATGTCATCCATTTGCAGTTTGATGGGCTATACCCCTGAGCTTTATTAATCCTCCCTAACGTAGTTCCTTTTGGCCTTTCTCCCATGTCGGAGAGAAACTTACAGAAGTCATTCCATTCTTCGCATATAGTAATACCGCGACCACCAAAGTCTTTAAACCTGTCATGTTTTTCATCTTGACACCTACTTTTCATATGAGACCAAGAACTATATGTAGGTGATTTTTTCTTACCTTTCCCCGCCATCCCGTGACGAAATGATGACTTTGTTTCGCGTGCTAAACAGCCACAACTCTTGACGCCTCCAGCGCCTAAAGGACTTGAGCGAGCAATTATATGATTTCCACAATCGCAAACACAATTCCACGCATTATTACCGCGATCCCTGCCTGACCATGACACCACGGTTAGTCGGCCAAATCTTTTGCCTACGAGATTATGCTTTTTTTGCATTAGTCATACTATACAACATCTCCCCACCAATTTCAACACTAAACGGCAGCATTTGGCGACGACGGCCCGCCGAATGGTTTCTCCACCCTAAAACTCCCGTTATCTACCCCCCAAGATCGGACTATGACCTCCAACTCAGGAAGCCAAATTGCGAAGGGTGCAGAAGATGTAGCAGAAAATCCAATTAATTTCCATTTATTTAGTGTCAATTGAGTAAACGACTTTGTTTGCGTTCCTCCGCTGCTAGGCAATATGATCGTCTGAGGGGCAATGGAGCCGTTCCCTGTATCGACTGTAAAGGTTATCGTAACCGCAGAGTTGGATAGATATGGTATGTCCATGTAGCGCAAAAACTGCCACCCCTTGCCACCTAGAGCAGTGGTCTCGGTTGTCCAGTTTGTTGCCATTTCAGGGAAAGGTTCAGCGACCCACTGAACTGCCCATCCAGCATCGGGAGCGCGTCTCCATGGAACACCGTCGCTCGATACGATTCTTCCGTTATGAGAAGTGAAAGGAGGATGAAAACTAAGAGCTATTTTTTGCTGCCCATTCAACGTGATTGGAACTTCTTGAGGAGTGTGTAGGTTTCCTAGTTCATCCTCAACGGAAAACGTCTTCGGCGCATTGAATGTATCGGCTTCAAGGATTAGACCTTGAACATAATTTCTTCCGGGTCCGCCAAGGTCCATCCACTCGGTAGGACGATCATTGATAGAGTCTGGGAGAAGGGAAGTCCAGTGCGGCTCCCAACTATCAAGTACATCTCCACTTCCTACCGGCCAACTTAATTGCGCCGCTACATCTAAAAGATCATTACCAATTCCAGCAGTGAAGTCGATCACATACGGTGAAAGAATTCCTGTTCCCGTAAGAGACGTAGGAGAATATCCGCTCATAGCCAAAGCATATCGGTTCGCGTAAAGGGCTAGAGCAACAGGATTGGAAGCGGTAATAAGTGCTTTAATGTACACATCTCCAAGCCTTTTTTGTGCCCTAACATCTCCTGAATTTATACATGGGGTAGCTATAACCGCAGTAGATGTTTCTGTTCCCGTAGAGTCAAATTGGCGAACTGTACCGTCTGAGCATCCTGTAAGTATTTGGTATACGTCTCCTGCCGCCCATGCATGGTAGTTTACGGTAGGATTGTAGACATCAACGCTCCAGCCTTTTGCTTCCATGTCGTAAACTAATGTTCGGGGAGTTGAGGTAGTGTCCTGATAGTTATAGAATATGTACCCCGGAACCATGCGAATGGTTTGTGCGTTGGGCTTTGTGTCGTCGGGAGGATAGACGGTATTGCTGCCGATAGTAACTGATGCGGGAACCTGTCCTGAGTGCGGAAATAAGTTGTAGATCGCTCCACTGATGTCCTGTTCCGGCCCTCCACCCTGCGAGACGTAGATTCCATCCTTAGCTCTCCACCCAATCAGCGACCCAAGCGCGTCAATGGCATAGCGCATGTATAGCCCACGAGTAGATGCCGACTGCACGAGCGTCCACTGACTTCCCAAAGTCCCGGTAACTGTTGCCACTGCATCAGCAAAGTTCGGGTAGATTAACCAAAATCTATCCGTAGAGAACACCGTAGAAAGCTCAGAAGTTACCGTCCCGTTCATCAAAGGTTCGTTCGGGCTGGTCACATATAATCTATTAGTGTCCGGTGCGGAGTCGAAGTTATTTCCCATCGACCACAGCAAATCGCCCTGGTTGTTTGGGTCAAGACCAAAGTAGAAGCTACCCGCATTGTCCGGCGTTGGCCCCCATATTACAGGACTCGGTTCCGCTGCCAGAGTAGGGACTGTAATATTCCAAGCAAGATTCGTCCCTACTGGCGGGTATCCGTAGGTTACGAATCCGGTGTCGCTGGTGGTGGTGGTGACGGCAATCAGCGCGGTAGTCGAAGTAGGTCTATTGTAGAGCGTGTATACAATACCTGCGATGTTGATAAGGTTTCCCGGTAGCCATCGGACATTGAAAACATCGGTACCGCCTGTACTCGTTACCGCACCATTAGCTCCTACAGTGCATATTCCTGAGCGCGGTAAGTCAATGGACGGAAACGGCTCATAATTCTCAAAACTGAGAATAGGATTTCCTGCAATGGCAAGGTCGCTCTGTGTGTCGCTAAATCCTACAGATGTATTCGGTGTCGAGCCAGCATAGGTGAAATTATCCAGCGATGGAGTCATTCGGTAGTAATCTATGGTGTCTACTTGTGGATCAAGTGATGGCGTGGCTGTCACCGATGCTGAAAGCGTCGTGTAGTAAACTGTGGCGGTGAAAATATTCAAGAAACTTCGGTCACTTCCACCAGACGACTGCGTGGTAATCTGGAACCCAATTCCAAAAGTTGTATCGTTCACAATTGCAGGAGTTAGCACTGTTCCCCAACTGTCGCTATCTCCCCCTTGTGTAGCTGTTGAGAATGACTGAGAATTGGCAATTCCTGGAGCCTTGACTTGACCGATGATCTGCCCTTGATAAAAGAGAGCAACTGATGTGATTATCCCCGTCCCTGCGTACTGCCCAATCCATGTCATCGCCGCAAGTACGCCATCTATGTTTACTCCTGTTGGCACAGCGAAACCAAGATTGTGCGCAATAACGTAGTCCGTAACTACACCAGCCCCAACGCTTCCCTGTGTCCGAAGTTGGTTCCCAACCACCTGATACTGTGAGGAGTTATAAATAACATTGCTTGTTGGAAAAGAGATAGAGCCTGAAACGCTGGTCTGAGGTACAATCTGCGGGGGAGATTCTGGAGACGGATTCGATACTGCTCCAGTCACCGATGATCGGTAGGTATTGCGGTATGTCACCCAATTTGGGCCGACAGCACCAATTGTTGCCAGTAGCGTTCCGGGCGTTCCTCCGAACGTAACTGGGAAGGTAGGCACTGACGTGTAGCCTGATCCAGCGTTCGTCACGGATGCGGTGGTTATCTGGCCCCCTGAAATGGTGATCGTGACTTGCGCAAGACTTCCCCCACCGCCCACCCCATTAATCGGGTAAGTTCCATCTGTCTGTCCACTGCCCGGAGTCACAATAGATACGTCTGTTACCCCTTGTACTGTAGCCGCAACGATTACAGGAGCTACCTGCGGCTCTTTGATGCCAGTCTTGTAAACCGTGCCGTCGGAGCGCACCTTGAGCATCCCGCATACAGTTCCATAAGCGGCATACCCAGGACTAATGCCGCCTGATGGGATTGTCACCGCTAGAGATGGATCGGCAACATAGCACCACGGACGAGGGCTTTCAGATGGGCGATAAGGAAGGAATGATAAAGGATTTGTACTTAGTCCTGTAGCTACGCTAGTAGACTCGACATACATCACTCCTGCCGCGCCAACGACTCTTACATAGTGCGGCGAAGGAGCGTAGGGATCGTTCATCCGCGTCAGAGAAGTTACTCCTGACGGTAACGCGGAAGGAATCAGATTGCTTCCCAGCGGAGGACGAGCAACCGTCCTTCCACCAAGCAATTTTCGCGTATTTTGCAGATAAGCGTAAGACCCTGGCTTAAGTATGTCGGGGGCCTGCACTAAGTTCATTCCGCCTTGATTTTCGAAGATCATGTGGGGCGCGTTATTATCCGGCATTTCCCGCACCTCTATTCGACTTGCTACTGTATCTCTCTTGAGCGCGATCTTGAGCACCGCCGCGCTGGTCGATCACGTCACTGAAGGCTCCTGTCGATTTCAGCCTACTATTTTCTTGGCTACAAAATAGGATGAACTGTTTATCTAACTCCGTAGCTGCCATAAATTCTGCTCCGCCTAGTTTCACAGACGCCAGAAACTGCGCTTCGTTAAGTACTTGATCCCACTGATCGCGGGAGATTTGCAAGTACGTGCCGCTGGAATCAAGCAAGGGGGCGTTTCCCAAACAAGTGATTCCAATAGACGATCCCACCGGACTTGCGAACGTATCAACTCCTGCTATTACGATTACGGGACCAAAATCAGACGGGGTAGAATCCCACCCCACATCGTACTGGTCTAGATCGGACAGCGAATCCACACTGCAAGCTACTCCGTTCACGCTTCCAAGCATTATCCACGGAGTATTGGCCATAACTTTAAGCCCATCTAAATATCGTTTTGCGAAATACGCTGACCTTTGGAGGTCTTTTGCCTCCGACTCTCGACCTAATAGATCGGATAGTGCCGCATATTCTAACAAGTAGGCCCAGTCATCTGGAATTCCTAACAAGGTCGAGGCAGGAGGAGCAAACGGTGTTCCTGATTGAGAAACAAGAGCCTCATACACTCCCGGTTGATTCGGCGTAATATCCACATCGAAGGATAAAGGTGGTTCTGAGGATAATTGAAACGTCTGAGGAGTTCCTGACGGCAACTGGTAAAGCGGAGACTCATACCACTCCAAAGCTACCGTATCGTCTCGGTATAGGTCGTTAGGAGTATAGAAATTGATTACTCCTGATACCGTTCCCGTATTCGGCAAGGAAAGATTAATGGTGGTTCCGATCACGCTAGAAACGATAGCCCACAACGCTATCCCTGTACCAGATACTAATTGTCCTGCCGCGATATTGGTAGAAGAGGAGACTGTGATCAAACTTGCTCCGCTTGATCCTGTCGCCGTGGGAGAAGTATCCAAAGCAAGGTAGCGCACACGGATACAGTCTAGTGTTGTATCGGGAAGGAATGTCCTGCGCGTGTTCGGCGTCAACGGAATGTTCTGAAGGAGAATATCATTGCAGGCGGAGATTTGGAGCATCTCATTCCTGCGCGACTGGAGTGCGTTCTGTAGGTCGGACAAGGAAAACTGATTAGTCCCTGTCCAAGTTCCGCCTGCTGTCGGCGGTTCCAGAAGGTAATACTCTAACATTGTGTACGATTGTGCGTCGGTTGCGGTTCTCAGACGAGGCGATCCTGCTAGTGATCCTAGTGAATTCCATAGGTTAGGGGAATTAAAGGTGAAGTCTGAACGCCAAGTATTAGTTAATACATTGAAAATTTGTAGGGCACGAAAGATGTAGTTTTTTCCCTCAGTTGCAGACCACAAGGAAGTAGGAGGATCAGTTAGCGGCGCAGCAAGTCGAGCGCCTAACTGAGCGATTCCGTCCGAGAGAGAAAGCCAACTGTAATTACCCGCCATGTTCTCATCTTAGCTCTGTTTGAGTGAAATCTTTTTTTTCCCGTTAGACTTCTTGCCCTTAGATTTCTTGCTTCCAGAAAGATGCGATGACGAAATTGATAACGCCCCTTCCCGTGTAGGGCTTATGTATCGCTTGCTAAAATAGGTGGGATTTTTCCCTGGAGTCTCACCCGATACGGTAATCACATAGCCGTTTTCCGCGTCCGCGATGTCCGTGCTTAGACGACCGCTGCCTCCACCAGAAGACGGCACAGCATCCATTCCCTTACTCTTCCTCTTCTTTGCCATTACCCTCTCCTCACGCCTTGACCGAAACACGCTTCCGTGTCGTCTTTCCCTTGGATTTCTTGATGTTACCGTGCTTCGCCTTACCCATGAAGCGCAAGGCTAGACGCCCACGGGAGGCAATCTTCCTGTTGGGCGATTTCGCCTCAACCTTCGCCTCCGAAGCGGTAGAGCGACCGTGCTTCTTGGCAGCAGCTTTTACGGCTCCGGGATGACGGACGGCACCTTCGTGCGTAGCGTCGCCCTGAATCCACTTCTTCTTAGTAGCCATCGGATTTCTCCGTTAGCACTT